GGCAGCCAACAACTGCTACCACTAACAGGGCGTTACAACTAACAGGCACAGGCACAACGGTAGCTGGCGGTATACAATTCGGTGGCACAGGCGACACCACTAACATCTACAGAAGTGCAGCAAGTACTCTAAAGACTGATGGTAACTTGATTGTTGGTACAGCAGGCACAGCAGCAGGTTCGGCAGCTACTATAGATGGTTCGCAAACCCTTACTAACAAAACATTATCGACTGGCTCTGTAATTGACGCTAACGTAACTGTTACAGAAGTATTAAAGAAGGTCTACCCAATCGGTTGCATTTACACCTCTACCAATAGCACTAATCCTGCAACTTCGCTCGGATTCGGTACTTGGTCTGCTTTTGGTGCCGGTCGTGTGCCTGTTGGTTTTGATTCAGGGCAAACAGAGTTTGACACTGACGAGGAAACTGGTGGCGCGAAGACACATACTCTTACAATCCCTGAGATGCCAGCGCATACCCACACAGTAACGCTTAGCTCTGCTAACGCTGGAACGCATACAGTTCCTACCCTTGGTAACTCGACTCAAAGCTGGAGTACAACCACCTCAAGTGCAGGTGGTGGGGGGGCTCATAACAACCTGCAACCCTATATAGTGGTGCGAATGTGGAAACGAACAGCTTAAAACTTAAAAACCCCAGATCACCAGACTGGGGTTTAATATTTGTTTTGTAAAACATTGGAGGGAACCAAAAGTAATCCAAATGGATTATGTTATGAATTGAGCTTAGAAAGGTACTTATAATGGTGGGTTATACATTTATATTTATATCACATTATCCCGTTTATGGTTAGTGATGTATATCACTTGACATTAAACGTGTTTGTGCTTAAATTAGAACATGATTTACCTTAACGGGTACGGAAACTAAAATGGAAAAGCCAAGCTCTAAAAAGCATGGCACAATACGATCACCTAGACGTTTATTTTATGATATAGAAACAAGCTATATTATTGCTAAAACATGGGGTATTTATGAACAGAATGTCATTGGAGCAGGAAAAGGCATCATAGCAGATACGCAAATACTATGCTTTGCTTATAAGTGGTCAGATGAAAAGAAGACTCACGTTGTAGCTCAACCAGACTTCAAGGGTTACAAGCCGGGGGTTAATAATGATAAAAAGGTTGTTAAGAGGCTGTGGGAACTTCTAAATGAAGCAGAGGTGGTAATCGGCCACAATTCGGACAGCTTCGATAACAAAATAGCTCAGGCTCGGATGATCTACCACAAGTTACCACCACCTAGCCCTTATCAAAAGGTAGACACTAAGAAGGTGGCTAAACGTCACTTCCGATTCACCTCTAATAAGTTGGCAGATATAGCTGATTACTTTGGCGTAGAAGCTAAGGGTGATCCCGGCGGAATGGCGACTTGGGACGGCTGTATAGCTGGCGATCCTAAAGCGTGGCGCAGGATGACCCTATACAATAAAAAAGATGTCGTTGTTACAGAGCAGATCTATAACCGAATGCTTGGCTGGATTAACAATCATCCTAACATGGCAGTTCTCACAGATAGACCAGAAGCCTGTGCAATCTGTGGTCACGAAGGCAAGTTATGGAGTGCTGGCTACAGACAAACCAAATCAGGTGGTAAGTACCAAAGATTCCAGTGTCAGAGCTGCGGAGGTTACACGAATAATCGTACACCAATTAAAGTACCTAAAGAAGAAAGGCCTAAATATGTTTGATGACGAAGCATTAAAACTCGGTAAAGAAATAGCAGAGCTTGTGATACGCAAGCAAAGGGATTACGGCAAAGATAATATCATGAATAACATTTACCCACCAGAAGTTGTGTTAGGAACTAGGCTTAGTGAAAAGCTAAACCGTGTTAAGAACTTAATTGAAACTGGTGCGACACCTGAGAACGAAAGCCTTATAGATAATGTCAATGATATTGCTGGGCTTGCGTTCGTCCTAAGTATGTATCTAGGCGACACATTTATGCTACCCCTTAAGGATGCTGGCAAGCCGGCCGTAGTTCGGGCCAACGACAACTGAATCTTTGAACACAACAGTAGGTGCAGTTAGATAACCAGATAGCCTCTGGACTTCTTCGGCGTTATCAAAAATATCACGCTCATCGTAGTCAATATTATTGTGGGCTAACCACTTCTTGACTTGTTTGCACGGAGCGCAAGTAGCGCTAGAATATAGGATCGGTTTTGTCATAGAATACTATCTTAACACTACAAATTAGTGGTGCATATTGTAGTTTTTAATTTGACACGAAGTGTATAATTGAATCAGGTACCATTATGGAAACCTCAATCACCTCATCACCAGAATTATACCGAGAAGAGCTCGAAAGAGGGCTCCTTTATAACTACGAAAAACTTAAACACGCTAGACTACAGCCCGACAACGACGAACTAATTGCAATCTTTGAGCATAGGGTTAATAACCGCTTAGAGAGTATTTTTGAATTAATGGGCGTTGAGTGTGAACATACAAAGTAAGCTATTTAACGGCCGTCTAGCATGGAATAATGATGATTTGGTATGGTCACATCTTTATGAGGCTAAGACCGAACCTGAGCCTCCTGTGGAGGTCTTACGGCTTCTTATTAACGACGGGCAATTAGAACTAGGGTTTGATTATGATAAATCGTGAAGAAGCTACAGCATGGGTACTTGGGGGTATTGGTCTTGGTATTGGTGTGGCTAAAGAAATCAGGTCAGAGATTACTCCTGAAAGGCTTGAAGTGGCAGGGCTAATTGTTTGCGTAGCTACTTTGGCAATTACTGGCAAGATGATAGTTGATGGCTGGAAGCCGAATGAAACCACCTAGCTGGCATCAAGGACACCCGAAGAGGGGCAAGAATGAGGACTATCATCATCTATTCTGGGAAGCTAGGGATTATAAGGGTTCATATGAGAGGATGTTCAGGAATCATGTCGGCTTAGTTATACCGCTAGATAAGCAAGTCCACAGCTACCTACATTTTGTAGTACCGCCACCACCAAAGTTTACTAAAAATGAGATGGCTGATTGCATAGATTTTGTTAAGCAGGGTGAGGAATATGACAGCGACACCAATAGGTTTTGGGGTGCAGAAGCGGTTATGAGATACACCATCTTCTTAGAGATGGACGCAAGGCATGACAACGACAAACGTATGCACAACATACGAGATAACCTAGCCCAGCAAATAGGTGTTATGGCTAACAACCATACTTATGAACGCCCTATATAGATAGTGTATAATAGCTATGTGCTTTCATGGCTCGCTCCAGCTCCTAATGAGAATCCTACTACACTACGGCATCTTGTTAGGGGCTCTTTGTTTGGTATAATAGTAGGGTTAATTAAGGAACGTCTATTAAGACAATCATTCCAGATAGCTTCTTCTATTATGAAGAATTAGCATCTGCTAAGAGGTTAAAAAGCCTCGCTCGTCAACTAAAGAAATAACCTGACGAGTTGCATAATCTGTTTTGAGCTTAGCCCTTATATTCTTAAGAGCTTTTTTATCTATGTCTACTTCTATCACTGTAAGTTGTTCAGGGTATTCAGGGTTGAATGCTAGGAGTTTAGCTTCCTTAAGCTCGCAAATCACTAGGCCAAAGTAGATCTGAGCAAGGTATTCTGTCGGTATATTGCCCTCAACTAAAGCCTCATGCTTCTTACCATTCAGACATTTAACCTCAAGTAGTGTCTCCCCGTGTATGCCGTCAGGTGAGTAGCCGGCGTTACGGTACTTGGTGTTTGTTATAAATCCGGGGCGCATTACCTCAATGCCTGTCTGCTGTTCATATTCCTGTATAGCTATAGGCTCTAACACCTTACCGCGTCGCATAGCCGCTGATTGATAAATTCCGCTATCGTCTGGTAGTGGCTTGCCCTGTAATAGCTTGATAGCCCGTGAACCAGTCCACAGCCCTTTTCTAAGTTTATGCCAAGCAGGGGTGCCTTGCGCTACATCATGTATTTTTATCATAGCATCTGTTCAAGTTCAGCCTTAATCTCATCCCAGTTGCTAGGATCGACCCTCTTGGCCCACGACCAATCATCCAACTTGGTCAGGGTCTCTTTTTGTAGTGGTTGGTATTTAGCTGTCTTACTAGCTTTTACTTCGATGAATCCGTAGCAACCTTCCAAGTAAAATGATAAGTCCGGACAGCCCATCGGCACTCCAGCACCGGCATTGTGTTTGATGACATAACAACCTTTCTTCTTTAGCCATTTAATGATCTCTGATTGTAGCTTAGCTTCACTCATATCATGTTCATTAACTCTTCTAAAGTCTGATCTGTAGAAGCAGCCCTTTCTTTCTTATCTTGCTTGAGAGCTTTATCAATCTGCTCTGCAATGTCTTTGTCTTCATGCTTAAAGCATATCACTAAATCACCTTTTTCGCGCCAAGCGATAGGTAGCTCAGTCCTGTAACCATACTCCTCAAAACCACAGACTCCACAGGTTCGCATAACACTACTGTTCAGCTCGTCTTCTACCTTAACTAGAGCAGTCTCAAGTATAGTTTTCCACTTCCGTAAGCTTTTAGTAGGCAACTGGCCTAAGTTATCTTCTATAGTTCGTACAGCTAATTCGAGATCAGTCATTCTCTAATCCTTCCGCTAGTGACTCCAGACCCTTTTGGGTGTTAGCGAACCCACGGATCCATGTAGTAGTCATAGCTTTATTTTCTGCCATGTAGTGACCATCCTTATCTTTGATAGCATCTGCCGGTGCAGTTAAGATAGAATAGTCGTCAACATATACATCTTCACCACCTAACAGGGTGATTGTTCGGGTTAGCTTGCCATCAATCTGGTCAAACACTAGATCTATGGCTCTGAGTTTACCCTTTTTAACATTCCGTAATAGGTTAGCTACAATTACAGACTTAACTCTGGGAGAGTGCTCTACCTTCTTACCCTCTTCAATAAGCTTCTTGCTGTGCATCACAAGGTTAATGACTTGCTTAGGGAGTTTCCGCATTTCTTTGAGTGTCTCGCGTAGTTTAATGGTGGCCGGATCGACTTCCTTCTTCTTCTCTGGCTCTGGATCCTTACCAGTCTCTAGCTTCTTGCCGGACTCTTCCTTAGTCTCAGCGCTCATATACCTGACGTAGAACTTAGGAACTTTGATGTCTACCGGTGTCTCCTGAATGCCCTCAACGCGGTCAAAGGCAATCTTAGCGGCGGCTATGTCATCTGTATCAGTACAGAGCCGGATTAGTGAACAGAGTACAGTGTCATCAACAGTAGTATGCTTACCCTTCTCAATGTCTAAGAACTCATCCCACGTTAGGTGGATCATTTCTTCAAACCTGTCTTTTAAGCTACTCATAGCAGTTTCATCATTTCGCTTAGAGTTTTGTCGGTCTCATCTTCTATAGTTACAAGCTCAATATCACTATCACGTTTCTGCCACATACCCCAGCGCATAGGTACTTCCTTTATGTCTTCAAGTCCTATGTCACCTAGCACATATTTAGTAATGAACTTGTCGCCGGGGCGATAGCCTTTACGCTCATAGCCAAAGGCTTTGGCCGCGTGTGCAATACTCTTCTTACCTAGTGATGTTAGGCTACGTTCATCGCACCAATTCTGGTAGTCCTTGTTAAGATCCACGAAGTTGTTGAAACCCCAGATCTCTTGATTGACTAGCTCCTCGAAGTAAGTCTCAGCGGTGTTCACCTCTTCATCGTAGTCCTGCTTGGCTACTAAGGTGGTGTCGCTAAACTTATAGTCATAACCATTGTCTTTTAGTATCTTAGTCGTCTCTAGGATCTCGCCCAGTAGATCTGACAGGAAGTTCTTTTTGCTAAACAGTTTCTCATCAAATGTATTATCTTGAGGGAATGATGCTTTGAATGGAACTGTAAAGGTTCGTCGCCTAACACCCTGAGTCTTATCTGCAAAAGTAGGAATATTGTTAGCATTGAAAATAGTGTGTACATTGCCGTCAATCTGTACACCATCTTGGCTGTTGAACCTATGCACGTTGAATGTGCTGTGCTCAGCTAAGTTCTTATAACCACCGGTGTCTTTGATGTGGCCATCATTGCTCTCTAAGCAGATGTTACCTATCTTGCCGTTGATAACTGGTATGTCGCGCTCGTCTTCAATCTGCTTGACTGTGAGCTGGCTGAACCACCTATTGTGGCTGTAGGGAGCCTCAGAGCCAAAGATAGCGTATAGAGACTTAAGAACAGTAGATTTACCATTAGCCCCGTTACCTAAGAACCAGAACACTCCAAATGGCTTCTTGTGCATAAATATAGGGGCTAGAGCTTGGATTATGTCGTCTGCTACTCCTACGTCACCTAGCGTAACCTGTTCTAGCCACTCGCGGTGTGTCTTGCCATAGGTTGGTGAGACAGCCGTAGTATAGATACAATCTTCCGGCGCTACAGTAGTAGTGAAGCCTAGTCGTTTCATGTTCCAAACACGGCCGTCCGGCATCGCTATGTAATGAGCATACTTCGTGAGATCATCTGAGCTAGTGAAGAATAGGTGTTGCAAGTCTTTGATCTGGGTTTGACGTACTCCGGCACCAAGCGTTATATAGCACATACGAGCAAACTCATCTGATGACAGGGGTTCCCAACCATCATCAGCCCTGTATAACACAGATCCTCTAAACCTAACAATACGATATTTCATATCTATCGACTTAGCTTGAGATTGCTTAAGCGACATTTTTTGCTCTGTATTGGATTTGGCTATTTCATCTTTCATTTTGTTCCTTAATGCTACCCTATTTTTACCCTTAAGAACAGTACTACATCTGGTGTATGTGTATAACTTCTGCCACCATTTTCATCGCAAAACCTCTGTAATTGGTGTGCTGACTGCATAGGCCAGCGTAATGAAGTTCATAAAAAAATAGTAAAGAAATATTAGGATCGCTACTATTAGCAAGAGTTTCCTCTTTGACATTTTTATTACTCGCTACCTTCCCACTTAGCTTCTATAGGTACAGCTCTCTTAGGTGATGTGAAGTAAATTGGTGGGGTTTCTACTGCTATCCTACCTATTTCTTGATGGTTAGGCTGACAGTGTTTGTCTATTGCCTGTTCTATTTCTGGTTCTTCAAACTTCTCGGTGCGGTTCATAGTGTGTCCTTATTACGTTTAATACTCAGTTCGTGAGCTTCGCCTTTTTTAATGTAGGTTTTGCCCCCATCGTAGCTGTACGTTATGTCTACAGTTCCGTCACCTTTTCTAATCCACCTTTCAATAATTTCTACAGTTTCGTCTAATCGTTCGGTCTTATTCATTTCTTATCTCCTTCTACCTTGTGATTTTTTAAGTGCTTAATTCCCATAACTTTACTACCAAATTCTGCGTCACAGTCTGAGCAGACCCATAGCTTAATTAGTTTTGTCATTACTGATTCCTTCTACCTTGTATTGTTTGGGGTTGGGGTCGGACAGGGAATAGTGAGTTTTGCCACCGTCTGTGCTGAAGACTTCACCATCACGCTTGTTCTGCCACATTGGGCTACCGCTCATCTCAGATACGTCCGTCCATTCATCAGGTTCGTAGGTTAGTGGTGACAAAGGTTTGTATTGTAGGAGCTTCTCAATTATCCCTATAGCATACGAGGCACTAGCCCCTGAGTGTCCACCATCAGAAAAGGCTT